TCCAAATCGTGCATATAAACTTTCTTGTGTGGGATATTCCTGTCTCTGGTCTTTCTTACCTAGGAAAACCCAACCATTGTCATCTTTCTTTTGCAGTGTGCCTAATTTTTGGCCATTCTCTTCTATGATCCAAAATTTATCTTTTACTAATATTTTTGCTCGCATGGTCATGTCAATCTCGCATTGAATGGTTCCACGTATAGTTGTGCTTGTTCTGTAATTTTTTGTAGATCATATTTGGCACAAAATTTCATGAATCTTATGCCCACTTGTGATATCTGTTTATTTTCTGCTTTGGCATTATCGATGGTTTGATCCAATTCTTGCACAATAGCTTCTGGTTGTGCATGTAAATCCACTAGTAATCTATTGCGCTCATAGTCGTCTATGACTCTGTGTTCCACACCATCTGGGTCAACCCATTTGCTCAGCATTAGATTGTTCCAGGCATAACCTCGGCTGTTCCTATCTTCAAATGCTTCTAATAAACCTATTTTGCTTTTGGTACCTTTTTTACGCACACCTGGATATGCTGAAAATATATTATCGGATGGATCACCTCTCATGGCTTTTTCAAATATGGTCCATTCAGTGCTCTCAGTTTTCCGGGGTTCCTTGGTCTTTTTATCTATCACAGGATCGCCTTTTTTATCAAAATAGCCATCAACGGTCATGGTTTCTTCTGCAATACCATTGTACTGTCGCACATTAGGTGCTATCAATTGATTAAGATCTTTGTCTGTGCTTATGATCACGTGCTGCTGATCTGGATGTTTATCAATCCAACGAGCTATGAGATCATCTGCTTCGCATCTGCCATTCTGCAGTACCGTGACATTGGTTTTAGTTCGAATAAAATCAACAAAATCATCATAACACTCCCAAAACAATTTATTCTCTTCCTGTTCTGCGGCTGTCATTGCATCTGCTAATTCTTTTCTATTTCTTTTGTAGGGAGCATAGTGGTCTTTCCTCCAACTGCGGCCTTCCAAACAGAATACCACATGAGAGCCATCAAAATCATTCCAGGCTTTTTTAATAGAATTTAGAGTGATGTGTATGGCCATGCCGATCTTTTCTGAAGCATCGCCACGTATCACGTGTCTTGCTCTAAAAAAAGTATTAGCAGTATCGACCAATATATGGGTCATACTCTAAGATACCTCAGTCTTGCCGTCGTTTCTTCGATTGATTTGAACATAACCTGCACCAGTTATGTCTACGCCTTGCTCATTGCCGATGGTCTTGCACAGGCTTTGAAACCAACGATCCACGATCTCTTCTTCGCTTTCTCCTGTGTAACCATTTTGTTTCAACATATTAACAAATTCATCATTCCAATCCAACTCAAAGAATCCATTTCTTGGGTTTTCGGGATTTACATTCACTTGTAAGACCTTAACCATAGGCTCTTCACTCTTGGAAGTTTTAGAAGTTTCTGTTTTCTTTGTTTTTTTTACTTTCATAGTGTCCTTATTATATTTGTTTTTTTCAGTTTTGTCTACAGCTAATTAGATTACCAAATTAAAAGTTTCAGCTAAGATAATCTTCCATTGTTCCTTCTCTGTATAGATCCTGTGTTATGCAGTGTATACCACCATCCCAAAAATATCTGTGACGGAAGTTAAATATAATAGGTTCAACACTATGCTTTTTAAAATAATCAAATACTTCTTTGTTATAATTGTTACATATTATTGTGTTTTCGTTAATACTTAACATGTTTACGTCGAACACAGTTTCCTCCACATAGCCCACCCAATCTTTCAACCAAGTGTTCACAAATTTTATTAATTGATCATTGTGTTCCTCTCCTTTAAGCCACCAGCGTCCTCCCACTTTCTCTTTCATTTTTAAAAAAGGTGATACCTTTGACCAACTTTGATCGGGCAGATACAGCACGTCCCATCCAGGAAATTCCTCTTTGTAATCTTGTACATCATATAATGACACAATACATCCAGGTCGTACCACACAGAATGCACTATCAGTATGATAACCTCTGTGGGATATGTGTACACGGAATCCTTCTTGTTCCCATTTATTTTTTAAAAAATTTATTATTTCTTGTTGTTTTAGTTTTCCTGTAGGTTGATTACGTTTATTTTCTACAGTAATATCCCAAAACAAATCTTTGCCTACCCTTGAAATAAATGCAGTACTTGTAAGACAATGTATATAATCCCAATTATTTAAAAATAAATTTTCTTTTTTAATTTGTTTAATAATGCCACTAAAGAAAGAAGTAGCGTGTGTAGCATAGAAAGTTTCTCCTATTACTCCAAAATGATCCCTAGGACACACCGGAGGTCTACCATCAAAATTACCATTATACTTGTCTTCATTCCATAATGGTCGATACGTTTTTATATTTGTATCTTTTAATATTTTTTCTAATTTCTGATAATCTTCTTCTGTTTCGTCTGCTATACGACTCAAAGGATCAGAAATTTTTGTGTTTTTTATATTTTTTTTAAAAAAATTACTGCTAAAATTCTTACCAATTAGACAGTGTTTAAGAGGATGAAATGTAGCATATCCTTTAATAGGTATCATATTATTTTTTAATTCTATGCAAATAAAAAGGATTAGGTATGCCATTAAAAGTTGGTAAATTTGGATTCATTGCTTTGTAATGCTGAGGATACCATTCGATCCAATCTAACATTTCTTTATTATTTTGAAAAAAGTAGTTTGTATTTGGTATTGTTATAAATCTATAGTTTTGTTCAACCCATGCAGATATATAGGCTTGTTCTACAACATCTATGTCAGAAAAGTTATAGTCTTTTCTATTTTTTAAACAATCTATAATCTCATTACATCTATTCTTTGTTAGAAATTGTTTAATATTATTCTGAAATATTAAAAAAATATCTTCTGATTTTTCGTCTAATATTAATTTTAAATTAAGTTTGTTATTTAAAATATCAATTTCTTTAAAAAACTTATTTTTATCCCAGAATGCACTAACTGGAAAAAATAATGTTTTTTTTGGTAATTCTTTTAGATATCTATTTTGTTTATCAATAAAACCATCTTTATCTGGATTTAGAAAGCATAATTTTAAAAAATCCCGAAAAATATACTTAGGAATTTCTATAGTTTCGTTAATCACTTTATTATACAACTCATAAAACCTTGGATTAACATTATATTTTTCTATATATCGTGAAGGAAATTTAATTGTATCTTTTGTTAAATCAACATTAAAATCTCCTGCACGTTTGTGTATTATTCTTTGCAAGAATAATAAATCATTATTATCAACTGTTATTAAAATATGTTGTTGATCTAAATTTTGAAAATGAGGACTATCTATATCAGGATGATATCTATTAAACCTTTCAGAATATTGTATTGTTTTATGTGCAGTACTATTTTTTGTAAAAGGCTCTTCTAGTATTTCAGGAGTTAAAGAACTAAATCTATCTAGGAAATATCTTAAAAAATTTCCATGAGTTCCACCTTGAAAAACAATGTTTACTATGTTCCCCATGCGTTTTTAAATAATGGTACTTGTAATCTATCACTGTATCTATATCCCATCTTCATCGCCAGTTCTGCCACTGTTCTATTGTTCATATGATAGACACTTTCTACTCCACCCACAGGCATCAGATACACCGATCCTCTGAATCCTGCTGCTCTATATTCTGCCACTGCTTCTATTGCTTCATCGGCATCTTCTCGAGTGGCCACCACAAATTTCAAATACACATGTCCCACATCTCCATATTCTGCAACCACTTCAGGCAGTATGGCTTCTTCATGTTTTTCTCCGCTCACACTTAATTTTGCACTCACAGAGAACGATATGGATTCTCGAGTTCTACCATTCCTCTGACCCCATTTAGTCAAATAATCTTTAAAATCTCGGTGCAGTTTTTGTGTGCCGTTGGTTTCAAAAGTGATCTCTTTTAAATTCTGCATCTTCGCATGTTCCAATACATCTGGATAAGCACGTTGCCAACCCAGCAATGGTTCACCGCCTGTGAATATAAAATGTTCATCCACCCATTGTTTGTGTGGCAATATTTGCATCGTTCTTTCCACAATGGCATCTGATGTCAGCATGGGAGATAAATCTTTGAATCGCGGATCCCACGAAGCATATGAATCGCAACCTGTGCTGACTAATGGTAATTCTTTGTAATCTTTAAATGGAAATTGTTTGTGCTGTTCAAACACTTTATCATGCTCATCACTACGCATGCCTCGGGTTAAACCAAAGCCAGCACAAGTGAAGTTGCAGCCAAATGTTCTCAAGAACACAGAAGGCACACCCATATAGCGACCTTCTCCTTGTATACTATAAAATAATTCTGCTACTTTAATTTTGCTCATGTAATGCCTTTACTGCTTCTAATATTTCTTCTATGGAATAAGTGCCATTCTTTTTCTTTTCCATTTCTGGATCACTATCTAGAGTATATACTGGATATTGTTTTTCGTCAATTACCGAAATCATATCGGTCCTATTATTTCTTATCTTTTTTATCTAATCGTACCACGTTGCCGCTCTTAAAATGACCCACACTTTCTCTCTGTATATCATCGTGGTTGAATTCTGCCCAATAAAGTTCAAATGCTACGCCATCTTCTAATCCTTCAAACGAGTGCATCAACCCTGGTTTAACTCTTGTGAAGTCTCCTGGTCCTAATACGGTCTCATCAACCAGATCATAATCCTTCTGCCAAACTCGAATTTTCATCTTGCCGCTAACAACATAGAATCCATTCCATTTGAATTGATGTTTGTGTTTAGAACACACTCCGCCTGCTTTGAAATCTATCTTGTGGAATTCTAACACACCATTGGCATGTATTAACTCTGTTTGTCCCCAAATTTTTCCTGCTTTATTGCTCATATGTATATTATACGGGTATTTAGATTAAAAGTCAAACTGACCGTTATTTCTGCCATTCCTCCCATGGAAATACCACCCATTGTGGATTTTCATTTTTATCTATTTCATAACCGTAATAATCAATTTTTACCGGTGATGGTTTATTATTAATCACTGCGGCGTATCTTATTCTATCATGTCGACCAAAATTATCTATAATATATTGGAAAGTAGCACCAGTATCATTGATATCATCGATAATTAATATTTTTTTTTGAAAAGCAAACTCTTTTTCTAGCACTGATAGATTGGGTCGAACAGCATGATCTCTTAATCTCACATCTATCACTGA